CCGACAGCAAGATCAAGCGATGCGGAGGGCGGAAGGATAAAGACGGAGAAAACGGAGAAGGGCTTTCGGAGCAAGAGGGAGAAGAGCGATCAATACTTCGGAGCGAAACTGAGGGATGCAGTGGAGATGGAGAAACCGCCAACGATGAAGCTCAATCCAAATTGGGTGGAGCAGTTGATGGGACTACCCGTGGGGTGGACCCAATTGCCAACAGAACAGACCGTTTACGCCTCCTCGGAAATGGCGTTTTGCCAGCCTGTGCAGAACTAGCATGGAAAACTTTATGGCAAAGAATTTAAGAGCAATCCTTCCTGTGGGCTTAACGGCGCTAGGCAAACATGATCACCTCCGCGACACTCGGCGGGGAAGGATTGCTCTGCCATTATACGATGGATGAGATGGATTATTCATATTGTCCTTTTATTAAACCGGAAGAGATTAATCGGGCATGGCAAAAGTTTTGGTCGAATTGCGAATTACGCTACCGCGAGGGTGAGCGAAATCCTGATTGTCCGAAAAATACATACCGCACGGACATTCAGCGTAAGATGCCAACCGCTAAATCAGAGTTAAAGTTTATAAATGAGCAAAGGAGAGGCACAAAAGCAGTATAAAGTGGAAGCGAAGAAGCTTTTAGACCGATGGTTTAATGAATCAGATTTGGATGTTGAGGAATTAGCAAGTGCGGCAGTCGAGGCAATCGAGGAGTGGCTGGATGAGGAAATCATAGATTTTGAACCAGAATGAATATTTACAAATCAACGGGTAAGAAGATTGAGAGTTGGCCCCAATGGGTAGGGCGATTAACGGAGGAGAATGAGGAATTGAAAAAAACGCTTCAGAAATTAGAGCGCGAGAATGCGGAATTAAAAAAACGATGCTGTGATTTATTCAGCGAAGTGATTGAGGCGAAAGCGAGCAGTGACAGTTAAAACGGACGAAGAAATATTGGAGCAATCACTCGCATGAAAACTAAAGTTACTGAAAGATTTACTTTTGAAGCTGCACACCGTATTGAAGGTTTAGGAAATAAGAACAGCAGGATACACGGACATTCGCATGAGGTCTATGTAACTATAAGCGGAGAACCTGATGAGCGATATGGGTGGGTTATTCCGCATGAAGAGTTTCAAACCAAGGCAGGGGCAATTGTTAAGCAGTTAGACCATACATACTTGAATGAGTTTATTGAGAATCCCACAGCGGAAATGATAGCTCGGCACTTGTGGTTAAAACTAATGGATAAAAAGTTCCCTGATCATATTACACTCGAATCAGTCAAAGTCTGTAAGGTTAGTATGTGCGTGGAGGTGAATGGATGATAGAGGCACAATTAGTCTATTTAGCGGGACCAATATACGAGCAGGATGACACCTGTATCCGTTGGAGAAAAGCTACGCACAAACTTTTAATGAAGAAGAATGTAATGTGCATGAAACCTACAGATGCAGATTACCGGGGTAGGGAGACAATTGCAGGAATACCCAAGCAGATTGTAGAGGGAGACAAGAAGAGCATTATGTATTGCGATACTATTCTGGCTAAGTGCGACCATCCTTCATATGGCACTGCGATGGAGATATATTTCGCATGGAGTCTTCGCAAGCAAATCATCGTTGTTACAAATTCTTACAGCCCTTGGATACGCTACCATGCTGATCACATCTTTCCGACATTAGAAGAAGCAATCGAAAATATAGAGTTCCCTGATTTTGATCCAGGTATTACAAAATGATTGTAATGCCATCAAATAACGCTAAAGGCATTGTCCATTATTGGGCAGGCCAAGGTTATCCTGTTGGTTGGTTAATGTCACCCGAAGGTTCTGTTAGAGAACCTGTGCCTTGGATACCTTATGCGATTGATAATGGTAGGTTTGCGGTTTGGTCATCAGGCAAAAAATGGAACGAGCATGATTTCCTCAAGATGCTTGATTACTACAACGAAACGATTTTAAAGCCTCGGTTTGCCAATGTACCCGATGAGGTGGGAGATGCTGATGAGACAAAAAGAATGTGGGATAAGTGGTATCCCATTTTGAAACAATCCTACGATCTGCCTTGGTCGTTCTGCGTTCAGGACGGAATGACACCCGGAGATGTACCAGAGGAGGCGGATGTTGTGTTTGTTGGGGGCACGATGGAGTGGAAGTTGCGAAGTCTCACGATGTGGACTGATGCTTTTGAGCGAGTCCATGTCGGAGCAATCAACACTTTCAAAAACCTACTTCGATGCCGCGAGTTAGGGGTTGAGTCCTGTGACGGCACAGGATGGTTTCGTGGTCCAAAAATGACCGATACGCTTCACAGATACTTTAGAGTACAAGCGGGTGAGGAGAAATTGCCTGAACAAATGGAGATGATGTTTGAAAACGGATAAAGAAATATTGGAAGAGGCACTCGCACGGTTTGCGACAGAGGCCCGTGAGAAGTTTTTGGCGGGTATTCGGGAACATAATCCCGATGGGAGCAGGGGCTTGGCACGCATGACCTTGGAGCAGAAAATACAAAGCTGTAAGGAAGAGGTCATAGATTTGTGGTTTTATTTAAATGCGATGGAAGAGAAATGCCGAGAATAACCTACGCAGATGAGGTTGACGCGCACTTCGGTATTCCTTGGACCGATGATTTGAAGTATGAGAAGGGCGAGCTTGCCTGTGCATTGAGCGAGGATGAGATTGATGCATTACCGCAGGAACGCGCGGAGACGCTCAGTCGTTTGATGCTCGACCAGCCGAGTAGCGAGAAGGAAGATCCAATCCAATGGGGTTGGACTCTTCCTGGGTGGCGCAGGGTGATGGATCGGTTCGATAAGGATAAGATTCATGTGATACTTGGAGGGAATAGATCGAGCAAATCGACTCTTTGTTCAAGGCTTTTGGTTCATTTGGCCCAATCAATCCCTGAAGCGGAAATCCGATCTTTGCATGTTTCGGAAGAGCGAAGTGTTCAGGATGCTCAAAAAATGGTGTGGTCTGCTTTGCCAATGAGATACAAGAGGTCAAAAAAGAAAAGTGCTAATCATAGTCTGCAATACAATCAAAAGAATGGATTTAATTCAGCCAAGGCAATTCTGCCACCAATCAAAATGGATGCGGACCGGGGTAGTACAATATATTTTAATAACTACAGACAATATCAGGCAGATCCGCAGATATTTGAGGGTTGGTCCGCACATGCAATTCATTGCGATGAAGAGGTAAGTGAGGCAATATTTAATACATTATTGGCGAGACTGACAGACTTTTCAGGTCGATTACTGCTTAGTTTTACGACCCTTCAGGGATACACACCGTTGATTAATAGTTTATTAAAGGGTGCAAAAACTGTGAAGAAGAAATACAGTAAGCTTCTTGGACGCGAATTACCCATCGAACAAGTCTCCGCAAACTGGCCCGATTGTAGGATTTATTATTTTTGGTCGGAAATGAGTCCGTTTGTGAATGCAAATGAACTTATCCGCACTTACTCGAACCAGCCCCAGGAGGTCAAACTCGCTCGATTATACGGAATACCATCCAAGGCAATGGAAGGACGGTTTCCAAAATTCAGCAGGGATACAAATGTTATACCGCATGAAAAAATACCTTTTATTTTAGATCCACATGTACGCACAACCCGCTATTTTGTATGTGATCCCGGCGGCTCAAAACCGTGGGTTGCGATATGGGCGGCTGTGACGCGGGATGGTACAATTTATATATATCGCGAGTTCCCTGATTCAACGATGGGGGCATGGGCATTGCCGCATGTCAATGGGGTAGGGAAGAGCGTGGGTAAACCCGGACCCGCACAGCGTCCCCTCGGTTTTGGATATGTTGATTACCGCGATCATTTCACGGCACTGGAAGAGGGTGAGGATATCTTTGAACGAATTGTGGACCCCCGCATGGGAGCCGCCACGGTGCGAGAGAAAGAAGGTGAGAGTAATATAATTAACACAATGACAAATCTTGACTTTGTGATGCGACCCGCACCCGGCGTGGATGTGGAAGCGGGTATCGCCAAGATTAATGATGCTCTGTCCTGGGATGACACGGAAAACATGACCGAGAGTAACCGTCCGAAATTATTTGTATCTGACAGATGTGAAAATTTGATTTGTTCAATGTTGGAATATACGGGTAGTTCACGCCAGGAACATTGGAAGGATCAGATCGACTGTCTGCGATATTTATTGGTGAGTGGTGCTGATCATATTAGCAATGAAAGTTTAGCCTGCACGGGTGGTGGTGGTTATTAATCTTGCAAATCTAGCTACAAAGGGTTACATTATGCTACGCATATGCAGTCTGCCGCCGATGACGAATTACTCTATGTCAGTAAAGAACCTGATGTCGATTATCTTGCCGAAACATATCGCAGGACACAGTC